AGATCAGCGGCGTGGACGTGCCAGCCCAGAAGGGTGCGGTCGCCACGTTTATGAAACGCGCCAGCGCGGGCAGCGATCTCTACCTTCCCGGCCCGGCGCTCCCGGCAGCGGTCGAATCATATCTCAAGCGTGACTTCTCCCAGGACCAGCGCGACCGTGCCGCCAGCTCCGGCGCTGCGCTTCCCGATGGCAGTTTTCCAATCGAGAACCGCGCCGATCTGCGCAACGCGGTGCGCGCCTATGGCCGGGCGAAAAACAAGCCCAAGGCCAAGGCTCATATCGTCTCGCGTGCGCGCTCGCTGGGCGCGACCAGCTCGCTGCCTGACACCTGGAAGTCGGTGCGGCTCACGGTGCTGAAAAATCTCGGCAATGACGAGATCATGCAGGGCTTTGCCGGTGCCATCGACGCATTCAAATCCGAGCAGGATGCGGTGAAGTTTTCCGGCGATGCGGCCGATGCCGTGCGCAAGGAATACGGCAATGCGCTGATGGAGGAAGTGGGCGAGGCGGTCACTAGCCTTGGTGCCGTGTACCACGAGATCATGGACGATGTTGCGATCACCCACAAACGCGAGGCCTTGCAAGAATCCACGGCACAGTTTAAGGGCCACATTAAGGGAATCATTCCTGAGGGTGCCGACAACGACCTGGTCGGCAAAGCTCTCTACGAGGCGGGATACCAGGTCAGTGGGGGCGACCTCACAAAGCGGGAGACGGAAATGACGTTTGACATTCGCAAGGGTCTCGGTCTCCAGGCTGCCGCCACTGACGGCGATGTCGAGAAGGCGCTGACCGCGCTCCTCAAGGCATCCGCGAGCGCCGCCGCCATCGCAAAGATGAGCGCGGCCCACCAGCTCTACCTGGCGAAGGCCAAGGCAAAGAAAGAGCCGATGGAGGAAGAGGATTGCGAGAAGTTCGTGGGCATGAGCGCCAGCGAGCGCGACGCCTACATCAAGAAGCACCCGGTCGGAAAGGCCAAGAAGGACGACCTGGAAGACGACATGGATGACGACGAGGACGAGGAAGACGCCGAAAAGTGCCTCAAGATGGCAAACGGCGCGGTGATCCGTAAGTCCGTGGTCGGCGACCAGACCTTCCAGATCCTCAAGTCCCAGCAGGCCGACATTCAGAAGATGAAGGATGACGCCCAGCTGGCGACCTTCACCAAGGCGGCCGAGGGCTTGAAGTATATCGGCAAGGCTGCCGAGGTCGGCGGCTTGATCCAGCGTATCGCCAAATCCGGCGGCCAGGCGCTCGCCGATGCGGTGATCGCCAAGTTTGAGCAGATCAACACCGTCATCGAAAAGGGCGGCGCGACGCTGTTTGATGGCGTGGGTAAGGCTGGCGGCGACGCTGGCGGCTTCGGCCTGGCGAAGGCCAAGCTGGACACCATCGCCAAGGATCTCATGTCCAAGAACAAGGGCATGTCCATCTACAAGGCGCGCACCCAGGCACGCGACATGAATCCCGATCTCGCCAAGCAGGAAGCTGACGAGGCCGAGGACGAGAAGGACGCCAACAAGTCCAAGCGGCGCGCGGCATAACGAGTTTTGAATATCCAGGGCCAAGGGGGCGCTGGCGGACAAGTCTAAATACGGGGAGCCACGATGGCGACGGAATTTCGGATCTACGACTATCCAGGTGGCATCGCGGGCGAGGACTTTTCCAGCGCGGGCTCCCTTCTGGGCCAGAATGGCGGCCAGTATCTTTTCGTCGCCAGCAGCGGCGTCCTGGATACCTTCGTCCACTATCAAAACAATTTCCCGCTGACCAATAAGCGCCCGGCTGGCATCAGCCAGAACAACCCGAAGAATGCAGGCGAGCTTGCCGTGCGTTCGCTGGGCCGTTCAAAGCTGACCGCTGGCGCTGCGGTGTCCGTGGGCCAGGAAATTGGCTCGGACTCCGCTGGTCGCGGTGTTGCCAAGTCTGGTTCACAGACCGGCGCGAACCTGGGCGACTGGGTGATGGGCTGGGCGGCTTCGGCTGCCGGTGGTGTCGGCGAGCTGTTCAGCATCGAGCTGTGCGGCGCGTACCAGGTGTAATGAATGCCCCGCCGTGAGGCGGGAATGGTTTTGCCCTTCGGGCCGCTGGAGAAGCGGAAGGGATCGAGTTCTGACCCTTTTGACTTTTTCGATGGAGCGACCCTATGGGCCAACCTACCAGCACAGATGTCCATGCCGATGCGGCACTGACGGACTTCTCGATTGCCTACGTGCAGGACCAGAACAATTTCGTGGCTGGCGACTCCATGCCCTGGTTCCCGGTCGAGCATAAGTCCGACCTCTACTTCATCTTCAACAAAGATGACTGGATGAGGGATGACAGCGTGAAGGTCCGCGCGGAAGGCGAAGGCGCGCCGCGCTCCGGCTTCACACTCTCCAAGGGCAGCTACAACTGCACGCCCTGGTGGACCGCTGTGCCGATGTCCCAGCTGACCACGGCCAACGCCGATCCCAGCCTGCCGCTGGACCGCGCTGCCGCCCAGCTCGTGACTCAGCGCATGCTGATCCGCCGCGAGCGGCTGTATGCCACCAGCTTCCTGGGCACCGGCATCTGGTCCAAGGACTATTCGGCTGGCACCGACTTCACCGCCTGGGATGACTATGGCAGCGATCCTGAAAAGGACATCGACACCGCCAAGAATCTGGTGGCGAAGCAGACCGGCTTTGTCCCCAACACCTTGACCGTGGCGTACACCGTCCACCAGGCCTTGAAGCGCCACCCGCTGATCGTGGACCGCATCAAGCACACCAGCGACGAGTCCATCACCGCCGACATCATCAAGCGGTTTTTCGAGCTGGACAATTACTACGTCACCAAGGCGGCCTATTCGTCTTCCAACGAAGGCGCGACTTCCAAGGTCCAGGCGTTCGCGGTTGGCCCGCATGCGCTCTTGACCTACAAGGAAGGCACGCCGACCATCATGTCGCCGACTGCCGCCACCGTGTTCGGCTGGAGCGGCCTGACGGGCTTGAACAACATGGGCGTCCGCATCGACCAGTATTACGACCAGGACAAGAAGGAAGACGTGATCCGTGGCGAGTTTGCCTTCGCCATGGTGGTGACTGGCAATGATCTGGGAGTCACTTTCCAGAACGCGGCGACTCAGAACTAATACTCCGGGGGCGACGACCTGGGGCGGTGAGAGAGTACACTAGCCCCAGGTCTCTCGGAAAAGAGGACGGACCATGCAAGTCACGATGAAGCGCAATGTCAGGTTCATGGGCGAAATGCGCAAAGCGGGCGACACCTTGAACATCACCATCGGCGACAAGATGGGCGAAATCACCCCGCGCAATCTCCAGTCCTTGATCGACGGCGGCACGCTGGAAGCCGATGGCATGGGCATGTCCCAGACCTCTGGCGCGAGCGCGCATATCCGCGCCCAGCTCGACGCCCTCTCGGACAAGCACAAGCGCCTGGTCGCCTCCAACGAGGTGCTGCAAAAGTCTCACGATGACCTGGCCAAGCGAGTGGCGGGCATCGAAGGCCTGCTGGCCAAGGCCGTGAAAGCGGCCCCTGGCGAGCCCGGCCCCAAGTCTCGCCGCGACGCGCGCAAGGAGTAAGCAATGCCTGCTACCAACCTCAAGACCCAGCCGCATCCTGACCAGCTCTCCAAGGGCGCGGTGCAGCACGGTTCCGGCCGCAACATCGTGGGCACCGACATCTGGCTGGACCTGATCGCCAACGGCTCGCCGGTCAACGGCACCTCCGGCACCGCCGCAGGCTATGCCGACAAGGGCTCTACCCTGCTCGATAAGACCAGCGGCACCTGGTACTCCAACACAAACACCAAGGCGTCGCCAACCTGGACTGCGTTCTAAATTCCTTGCCGGGGCACCGGACGGGCGCTGGCGGGAAACCTCCAGCGCCCTTTTCACTTGAGGGAGACAATGATGCGTAGAATCGTCCTAGCAGCCCTGGCGTTGATGCTGGCGGCGATCCCGGCCCAGGCCGCTATCCTCCTACCGCCCGTCGTCATCACCGTGGCCGTCTCTACGGCGGTCGCTGGGCCGGTTATTACCGTGCCGCCCAGTGGGCTGCGCAACCTCACCGCCCAGTGCATCGTCACCTATGGCAGCTCCGGCACCACCATCGACGCTTATCTGCAAACCAGCCTGGACGGCGGCAACACCTGGATCGACATTCGCAACTTCCACGCGACCACGTCGGCCTTCAACAATATCGTGAACCTCACCTCCGGCACGGCGGTCACCACGGCGGTGACGCCAACGGACGGCTCGATGTCTTCCAATACCGGCCAGGACGGCATTATCGGCTCGCTGTTGCGGGTGAAATACAAATCCAGCGGCACATATGCCGGGAATACCACCCTGGCCTGCTATGCGGGCGGCACCCAGACGAGCAAGTAATGGTCGCGCCCACCTACACCTATGGCTTCGATCCGGCCGACTCGACGCTGGACGCCACGCGGCTGTGGTTGCAGGACACCGGCAGCGCGCTCAAGGCGGTGTCCACCGCATCGGGCGGGAAGCAATGGTACTTCGCCGATCAGGAAATTTCCTACGCCCTGACCAAATTTCCCAACCCGGTGCTGGCGGCGTCCTGGCTGGCGGGGCTCCTGGCCGAGAAGTTCGCGCCCCTGGTGGACAAGAGCGTGGGCGATCTGCGGATTGCCTATGGCAAGATCGCGGCGCAATTCCTGGCGCTGTCCCAGCAGCTCCGCGCCCAGGCCGATTCCACGGATGTCACGCTGTACGCTGGCGGCATCTCCAGGAGCGACATGGAGAACGTGGACGCCAACAGCGACCGCAACAAGCCGCCGTTCTCGATCAAGCAGTTCAACATCCCCAATTCCGCCGACGCGGCTCAGATTCCGGGCGAGGATTGCGAATAAGCCATGGCATTCGCCGACGACTTCCTGGACCTGATGACATCGGAGATCATTGTCTCCCAGGTGATCGGCAAGGACACTTACGGCGCGACCATCTGGGGCTCGCCCAATACCTATGCTGGCCGCATCGTCTATAAGACCCATAACGTCATCGGGCCCCAGGGCCAGCTGGTCACGGCCAATGGCATCATCTGGCTCGACACCACCGACCCGATCAGTCTCAACGACCAGGTGCTAATGCCGGACGGCTCAACCCCGATCCTGCTCCAGGTCAACCAGCCCACCGATGAAACAGGCGGCATCGCCTATACGAGGATCGATTTCCAATGAGCCCAGCGGCGATGATTGATCTCCTCAGTTTGGCGTGCATCTGCCTCGCGCTGCTCATTCTCTCCAAGATCGTCTGATACATTGCCCCCAGGGAATCACCCTGGGGGTTTTTCTTTTGGAGCCGCTGAAAACTTACCGGCTGGCCAGTGGCCGCAGCTTTTCGAGCCTCGGCGACGGCGTCTCGCGCAAGGCGCTCGACGCCTTTGGCGTGGCGCTCTACCGCGAGGCTGACGGCATCATCCAGGAAAGCCAGGGGCTTGTGCCGGTGGACACCGGGGCGCTGCGCTCCAGCAAGTACACGGAGGAGCCCAAGACCGAGGGCAACATGGTCACGGTGGACTTCGGCTATGGCGGCCCGGCGGCGCAGATCAATCCCAAGACCGGCGAGTCCACCGAGGGCTATGCGCTGTATGTCCATGAAAACCTGGACGCCTTCCACAAGGTCGGCACCGCCAAGTTTTTGGAAATGCCCTTCGACCAGGCGCGCGAGGGCATGGCCGACCGGGTGCGCAATAACGTGCGCGCCATCATGCACGGACTGGACTATGAGCGCAGCGAGACCGGCGGGGCGACGCTGGAACCGGCGGAAGGATTCGGTGACTGATGGGCGACGGCACCAACACCCTGGACTGTGTCAGCGTCGCCCTGGTCAATGCGGGCCTGGGCCAGATCAGCAATGCGAGCCAGGACTGGTTCATCACCCAGGGCTGGCTGCCGGACGGTGATCCCATGGTGGACCGCGCCATTGCCATCTACGATTATCCCGGCCGACCGCCGGAGCGCGGCAGCCTCAATCCCCTGGACTATCCGTCCGTCCAGGTGGTGGTGCGCGGCAACCAGAATGACTATGCCCTGGTGCGCGACAAGATCCAGGCCATCTTCATGGCACTCAACGAGCAGGAGGCGGCGCTGGCCACGGTCAGCGCGAGCCCTTTCATCTATTTTTATTCGCAAGCATCCGCACCAATCTCCATGGGCCGCGACACGAACAAGCGCCCCAAGCTGGCCTGGAATTTCCGCAGCATGCGCTATCGCCCAGGCTTCGGACCCGCTGGCGCATCAATTCCATGATCCCGCGCATCTTCGACGGCCAGCCGGTCGTCATCGTGGCGGGCGGGGCAAGCCTGATCGGCTTCGACTTCACCCGGCTGGCGGGCTTGAATGTCATCGCGGTCAACCGGGCGGGCGAGTTCATCCCCGGCGCGACTGTGCTGTGGTGGACGGATGCGAAGTTCTGGCACCACAACAGCATCAAGATCCTGGGCCACCCCGCGCCCTACAAGGCGACATGCACCATCAATTACAGCGGAGTTGATCTTCCCCATGACATCCACAGATACCGCTTCACCGGCCACAAGGGATTTGACCCCGATCCTGGCTGCCTGCGCTCCGGCAACAATTCCACCTATGCCGCCATACACCTTGCGGCTCATTTGGGGGCGAGGCGCATCATACTCCTGGGCGTTGACATGCGACTCGGACCCAACGGTGAGAGTCATTTCCATGGTGGACATGGGCTCGTCCTTCGCGCCGAGACACTGACCGAGCTGATGCTGCCCTGGTTTGACCACCTCAAGGCACCCTTGGCAGAGCGTGGAATCGAAGTGCTAAATGCTTCCGCTGATTCGGCGCTCCACACCTGGCCGCGCTGCACCATCGATCAAGGGCTGGCGGAATATGAAAAAGCATCTTCGCGGTTCGGACGTGATCGCGGGTGCGGCCTTGAAGAAAAAGCGCAAGGTCGAGCAGTTTGAGTTTCTGGACCACGTCCTCAAGTCCGGCTGGATCAAGGAATTTTCCGTCGCCATTGATGGCGGTGCCAACATCGGCACCTGGGCCATCCGCATGGCTGAGAGATTCAACCTGGTCCTGGCCTTCGAGCCCGCGCCAGAAATCTTCGCCGTGATGCAGGAGAATATAGCGCCGTTCCCCAAGATCATCCCCTGGCGGATGGCGCTGCTGGATAAGGCCACCAAGGTCAAGATGGTCCAGCCCGATGGACGTTCCACCAAGCGGTCTCAGTATGTGCAGGAATCGAAAGTCGGCACGATCACAGCGACCACGATTGACGAGCTGGGCATGGCCAACTGCGGCTTTATCAAGCTGGACCTGGAGGGCGCGGAATATCCGGCGCTGCTCGGTGGCGAGGCCACGATCATGCGCTTTAGGCCAACGGTTATGATCGAAGTGTCGAAGGGCTATGCCGCACGCTTCGGGGCTCACGGCGACGCCGCGCCGCATCTGCTGTCCAAGTGGGGATACCGGATGGTGGGCGAGTGCTGGCCCGATCAAGTTTGGATCGCGCCGTGAAGGTCTGCGTCGCCGTCCCGCCGGTCGAGGAGCTGTACCCCTACAGCCATATCTGCACTGGCCTGAAACAACTGGGGCTCAACATGGTGCCGGTCACCACTCCGCTGGGTGCCGATGTCCTGGTCACCTGGTCACCGTGGAAGGGCTCGCGCCGCGAAGCCATCATGCTGCAATACAAAGAGCGCAAGCTGCCGATCATCGTCATGGAGAACGGCTGGCTCTCACCGATAGGCGACGAGCCCTATTTCCAGGTCCAGATCGGCGGCTGGAACGGCACCGGCTACTGGACCGACGAGACGGTCATGCACCGCTGGCGAACCTGGGGAGTCAAGCTCAAGCCCTGGCGCACCATCAGCCCGGACAACCAGGCATTCAACGCCCTGGTGGTCGGCCAGCGCGGGCATCCACTGGACAACCGCACCGCGCCGCCAAACTGGCACCGCGAGGTGCAGATCGACGGCTGGCCGAAAGAGCGCATCGTGCGGCGCGACCGCGATTGCGGCATGTCGCTGACCGGCCAGCTCTCGATTTCCGGCGAATGCCACGTCTGGACCTCCAACGTGGCGAGCTGGGCGATCATCCATGGCGTGCCGGTGGTGCAGCACGGTCCCAATCTCATGGCCTGGGAGCTGGCGAGCAAGCCTGGCGAGCCATTGGCGCGCGACGACCGCGAGCCGGTCCTGGAGCGCCTGGCATGGGCACAATGGAATAAGGGCGAGATCGCCAGCGGCGAACCGTTCGCCCGCGCCCTGGAGTGCTGGCAACTCATGCAAGAGCTGAAAATCGATCCATGATGTCCATGGCCTGCCACTACGAGCCCAGCAACAGGCGCAGCGAGAATGTCGCCAGGTCGATGATGTTGGGCGCGCAAGCCTGGGGCATGAAGGTCAAGATGGTGCCGGGCTTCGAGCGGGTCGAGGGCGACATCGGCGTCGCCTATGGCTGGGCACATCCCCGCCTCTTCGACGCCTACCGCCTGCACGGCGGGCATTTCGTCTATGTGGATCTGGGCTGGTGGGACCGCAAGCCGGACACCGATGTCCTGGGCGGCTATCACAAGGTTGTGGTGGATGGCCGCGAGCCCAACGCCTATTTCCGCCAGAACATGCCGTCCGACAGATTTGCCCAGCTGGGCCAGAAGGTGCGGCCGTGGCGCGCGGATGGCCTGCATATCATCGTCGCGGGAATGAGCGAGAAGTCGGCCAACACGCGCGGCTTCCAGCCCCAGCAATGGGAAACCTCAACGATCAAGGCGCTCAGAAAGATTTACCCAAAGCGGCCCATCATGTACCGGCCAAAGCCCAGCTGGTCCGGCGCGTCACAGATCCAGGGCGCTGGCATCTTCCCGGCCGCCGCAGCCCTGAAATTCTGCTTCACCAATGCCTGGGCGGTGGTTTGCTGCCACTCCAATGTATCCGTGGATGCGCTGCTGGCCGGGATTCCGATGCACGTCCAGGGCGGCGTGGCCAAGGATTTCAGCACGGCGCTGGATCAATTCGATGCCTGGCAGCCACAAGACGGCCGCGATCAGCTGATGGCGGATATTGCCTATTGCCAATGGCGTCCCAAGGAGATGGCGAGCGGTGCCTGCCTCAACCACCTGGCCACGAGGACACCGATATGCGGATGACTTACTGGCATGCCGAGAAGAACTATGAAAAGGCGCTGCTGCCGCTGCTGGTGGAAGGCGCGGCCGCTGCCGGAATCGAATTGACCATCAAGCCCAATGCCGACTACCGCGAGCCCGAGGGCGACGCATCCATGATCTTCGGCGTCACCAAGCGCGAAGTCCTATGGGATCACCAGGCCAAAAACTTCCCTCTTTTGTATGTCGATAAAGGGTACTGCCGCGAGCGCGCGGCGCTGGGCGAAAAGAGCGTCCCGGCCTGGTGGCGCATGTGCTGGCAGGACATCCACCCGACCGCATATTTCATGGAGGGCAAGCGCCCGGAAGATCGCTGGAAAAAGATGGGCATGCACCTGGCGCTCCGGCGCGCCTCCTTCCCTACCGATCCGGTCACGATCCTGGGCAGCTCCGGGAAATTCCATCTAACCATGAAGCTGGATGATCCCACGGCATGGGCCACCCGCGTGCGCGACGAGATTCACCGCTATTGCCGCAATCCGCTGATCTATAGGCCCAAGCCGAGCTGGAAATATGCCGTGCCCATCGAAGGCATGAAATTCGACTGGGGCTCAAAAACCGATGTTCGCGCCACACTGGTGGGATCCTGGTGCGCCGTGACCTACGGCTCCATCGCTTGCGTGGATGCGATCTGCGCTGGCGTGCCGTGCATCGTGCTGGGCAATGGCGTGGCCGCGCCGGTCTCCGGCAGTTTCCTCAACGAGGTCGGCAATCCAGCATGGCATGCGATTGCGGCACGCGAGCGGTGGGCGGCGAACCTGGCCTATTGCAACTTCACGCCAACAGAGATCGGCGACGGCACCGCCTGGAAGATCATCAAGGAGCAAATGGACTATGCCCTCTAAAGCCTATTTCAAGGCGCTCGATCAGATGCGCGAGCACCACGTCACCAGAAAGACCTATTCCGGCAACGGCTGCATCAAACACCGCGAGGCGTTGGTCGCATTCTCCAAAGAGATCGGGGCCGCAAGCGCGCTCGATTACGGCTGCGGCAAGGGCCACCAATACTGCCCAGGCATGCAGAAGGACGGCTATGACCTGGTGGCGGATCTCGGCTATACCCCGTTTGCCTATGATCCAGCCGTGCCGGAGTTTAATGTGCTCCCGGAGATTGGCACCAAATTCGACCTGGTCTTCTGTGTCGATGTCCTGGAATGCGTGCCGCAGAAGGATGTGCCCTGGGCGCTGGAGCACCTGGCGAGCTTCGCCACCAAGGGCATCTTCATCACCGTCTCCAGCTATCCCTCCAAGAAAACGCTGCCCAACGGCAGCAACGCCCATATCACGGTGCAGCCCATCGAATGGTGGCAGGAAAAGTTCGATGCCCTGGGCGCGGCCAACCCCGATCTCAAGATCATGGCGCTGGTGGGCTGACATGCTGATGACCTCCATGAGCCGCGCAGGCTATCGCCAGTACGGCTACCGGCTGATCTCCGGGCTCCAGAAGCACATGCCCGGCACGCTGCTCACCGTCTATTCCGAGGATGACATTGTGGAGCTGGAAGATTGCTCCAGCGTGATGCTGGCGAGCCTGCGTTTCATCCCGGCATTCACTGGATTCCTCCAGCGCCACGGCAACAATCCCCTGGTCAACGGCCGCCAGGAAAGGCCCGGCTGGAAGGAAAAGGACCGCCGGGACGGCTACTCGTATAAATTCGATGCCGGGAAATTTTGCCGCAAGGTCTTCGCCATCGCCGACGCGGCGCGCGATCTGCATACCGGCACGCTGACCTGGATCGATGCCGACGCCTATCCCACCAAGACGCCGCCGCCGGAGTTTTTCAGCGCACTGTTTGCCGGTGGGCATTGCGCCTATCTGGGCCGCGAAGGCACGCACAGCGAATGCGGCTTCCTGCATTTCAAGCTGCCGGAGGCCATGCCGCTGATCCAAGCCTGGGAGAGCTACTACGCCAACGACCGCTTTCTCCAGGAGAATGAATGGCACGACAGCTATCTCTTTGACCTGGCCCGCGCCGAGGTGCCCAGCGTCTTCTGCACCAATCTCTCCCCGCCTGGCACGCGCGGCCATGTCTGGTTCGACTCGCCGCTGGGCCAGTGCTTTGACCACACAAAAGGGGAGAGGAAGAAACTGGGCTATTCTCCCGAGCGAATCAGGAAGGGGCTTTAATGAAGCGGGCAGGCTGGTTTTGGGTGCCGGACCACGAGACGGTACAGGTCGAGCAGCTGTCCAGGCATGGCGGGTGGCAGCTAGATCACCTGGATGCGGCGCTCCAGTTCGTGCCCGAGAAGAAGCGGCGCATCGCCATCGACGGCGGCGCGCATGTCGGCAGCTGGACCTTCCACATGCTCCGGCGCGGCTTCAACACGGTCAGGGCTTTTGAACCCAGCCGCGAGACTTTCGAGTGTCTGCGCGAGAACGTGAAGGAATGGCAGATCGAGCACATGGCCGATGTCCAGCCCCAGTTCATCGGCCTGCATGGCTGCGCGCTGGGCGCGGAAGCGGGCAAGATGGGGATGAAAGACGACACCAAATATGCCGGTGGCAATACCGGCGGCCGCCACCTCAAGGGCGACGGCGATGTCGATGTCCGGCCGCTGGACGTGTATCGCTGGGACGATGTCGATTTCATCAAGCTGGACCTGGAGGGCTTCGAGCCTTTCGCCATCCGGGGGATGATGGGCACCATCACCCGTTGCAGGCCGGTGATCCTGTTTGAGGACAAGCATCGCATGGCCTTCCGCTACGGCTATCAGCCGGGCGAGGCCAGCCGTCTCCTGGAAAGCATGGGCATGGTCCAGGTCGGCGAAGTGGGATCGGACAGGATCTTCGGGTGGCCGACATGACGCCCGCTGCGCTCAATGTCTTCGTGGGCCATGACTCGCGTGAGGCGGTGGCGACGGCAGTCTGCATCCGCAGCATGCGGGAAAACTCCTCAATCCCGCTGGCGATCCACAAGCTCTCCGAGCCCGCCTTGCGCCACACCCAGCTCTACCGGCGCGAATGGGTGATGACCAACGGCCAGAAGTTTGACTTGAAGGACAAAAAGCCGTTCTCCACCGAGTTTTCCTTCACCCGCTTTCTGGTCCCGAGCCTGATGATGCACGCGGGCTGGGCGGTATTCGTGGACGCCGACTTTCTGTTCCTGGAGGACATTCACGATCTCCTGGAGGAGGCCGACGAGGATTTCGCGGTCCAGGTGGTCAAGCATGGCCAGCTCACCGAGTTCGGGCTGAAAATGGACGGCCAGGCCCAGCAACCCTACTTCCGCAAGAATTGGTCCAGCCTGGTGCTGTGGAATTGCGGGCACCCGGCGAATCAGCGGCTCACCCCGTTCGTGGTCAACGGCATGAGCGGGCAATGGCTGCACGCATTCTCATGGCTGGGCGACGACGAGATTGGCGAATTAACCCCGGAGTGGAATTATCTTTCGGGAATCAGCACGGTGGGAAAGCCCAAGGCGGTGCATTTCACCAAGGGGATTCCCGATATGCCAGGCTGGGAGGACTCGCCCTATGCCGACCATTGGCGCGAGGTCAAATCTCGGCTATAGCCCGATAGTGATTCTGCGCTGACGGGGGGATTCTAATGGGCAACGGCAGCTCGATTGTTGCACAACCAGGCCGGTCTTTCCTTTTGGAGATCGACCTGACGGGCGTCTCGCCCACCGTCTATACCTCGGTCGCGGGCATGCGCCTGACCGATGTCACCCTCAACGGCTCGCCTGTGGACATCACCAATAAAGGCTCCGGCGGCTGGCAGGAAATGCTGCCTGGCGCTGGCGTGCGCTCGGCCAATCTCTCGGCGTCCGGCATCATGGACACCAACACCCTGGCCCCGATGCAGAAGCTCATGCAGTCGGCTCTCCAGGGCGGCACTTTCGTGGATGCGTGCATCGTCTCGGGCTCCGGCGACAAGCTGTTCGGCACCTGGGCGGTTGACACTTTCAAGCGGACAGGCAATTACAACGAGGCCGAAACTTTCGAGCTGACGTTGAAATCGCATGGCCCGGTCATCTACAGCCAACGCTAAACCCCAGCAGCAACCAGATAACGGTCTCCAGGAAGTCGAAATAGTCTTCGACGGCGAATCATATTTGGTGCGCCCGGAATACCGTCTCCTCGCCCGCGTCCAGCGCATGACGGGAAAGTCTCCCCGCGACTGGGGCATCGAGGCTTATGCTTCGACCCTGAGCTACGGCATGCGCGAGGCGCAAGGGCTCAAGGACATCGGCATCGACGGCACCGCCCAGGTGTTGGCGGCAGTCCTCTTCGACAAGCTGCCAAAGCCGCTGACATCGGACCAGATCGGCGAGATCCTGGTCGAAAAGGGCGGCTATGCCGATTACGGCGAGCCCATTGCCAATCTCCTCTACCGCCATATTCGCGGCAATGAGGCCTACGAGCGCGAGCAGCGTGAGAAGGCAAAGGAGGGCGCTGCCACCAAGGCAGACCAAAACCCTCAGAAGGAAGCGGCCGAGTAGATCCCGGCTTCATCAATTTTCCCAGCTGGATGGAATTTGCGCTCGGCGTCCTTGGCTGGTCTCCGTCCGAGTTCTGGAGCAGCACCCCGCTGGAGCTGACAAGCGCCTATGTCGGCTATTGCAGGCGCGAGGGGATAGGGAAATGGCAGCCCGATCCGGCCGGTTACAACTTCGAGACGGCGGAAGCGGCGCTTGCTGAAAAGCGGCGCATGGAGGGCCAGGGCGAGCCATCCAGCTTGCGCGATATGAGCCGCGAGGACCGAATCGCATATAAGCAACAGCGGCGGGGCCTGAGAGAGACGGGGCGACTCGGTGGCAGATACACCAATTGACTCACTGATGTTCCAAATCGGCGCTGACATCGCCGGGGTAAAGACCGCATTCAGGAGCATCGAGGCCGAGGCCGCCAAGACAGGCGAGGCAATCAAGTCAAAGTTCAAGGACGCCTTCAGCGGCGGCGCTGGCGGCTGGAACGGCATTCTGCCGCCTGGCGGGTCAAGCCCGGCCAAGCACCTCCAGGACGCCAGCGAGCATGCCAGGAAGTTCGGCGAGCACATCCAGGTCAGCCGCCGGGAAATGGTCTATTTCTTCCGTGAGCTGGCCAGCGGTGACGTACAGCGGCTTCCTGCCACCATGGCGCTGTTCCTGT